AGTAGACGAAAAGCAGTACGAGTCCGAGGTTTATACGGCATATAACACCTATAGGGGTATTAGTACATCCAAAGATCACAAGAAGTGGGTGATTGAGTATGTCTCTAAGGAAAAGAAAGATCCAAACATCTATTCTCATGGTAAGACCAAAGAGTATAGTCCCTATGGTATTTGGGCAAGAATGCTCAGTCGAAATATTTCTATTCCCTCAGCAGAAAGAAAAGTGTTTGATGAATTTCTTTCTAGACTAGAAACCAAGTACAACGACTATAAGAAGACAAAACAAAAGTCAATTGAAGAGAGAACCAAGAGGTTTGCAGATACTTTGTGTAAGCATCTGGTAGACATCAATATTTTTGTTGATGAATGTTCTACTCTTATTCAGAGAAAGAAAAAGAAAGATATTGATGTAAAGAAGTCTTGTCAGAGATTTGAAATCAGTGCTCCTTACTACTCTGAGGTTATTTACTTTGTACAAGAAAAACTGAATGAACTATACCTAGCAAGAGATAAGAAGGACGAACAGTTGGTAGAAGGGTATTCTTACTTTACCAAATCACAACTTCTATCTTATATTGAGGTGCAGGAAGAACTTATTAACTTTTATCAGTCTAAAGTTGTAGAGAAGCGTCAAAACCGTAAACCTAGAAAGAAGAAGGTAAAGACCGCACAACAGATTGCAAACAAGGTTAAATATCAGGAAAAATATAATTCTATTGTTTCTATTAAACCCGAACAGATTGTAGGGTGTTCATCTGTGTTGGTGCTCAATACTAAAATAAAAGCACTTATTATTTACCGAGCAAAAGCAAATGAAACCTTGTCCTTCAAGGGCACAACTCTTCTAAATATTGATGAGGAAAAGTCTGTAGGTAAAAAGATTAGAGGATTTGAAAAATTTATGTCCAAGAATAATCTTCAATCTATAAACTTTAAATATGGAGAAAATCTTTTTTCTTCCATGAATACTAAAGAGTTTGTTCCAAAGGCTAGAGTAAATGAAAATTGCTTGTTTCTGAGTATCCAAAAATGAATGAAGCTGAGAAACTAAAATTTGCAGGTGAGTACAGAAAATATGATCCAGATGGTCGTCTTTTGCAGTATAAAAAAGGCGATACTGTAGTTTTTAATGGTCTTAATTATATTGCAACCAGAACTATAACGGGTAAATCTCCAATTTTTAAAAATAGTGGTTGGGAAAAAATAACATCTACTTCTACTTTTTATTGTCAAGAAACAGAACCAGAAATATCTTTTGAAGGTGATCGTTGGTTTAATACAACCACAGGTATTCTTTTTACAAGAGTTTGTGATACTGACGGTCTTCAGTGGGTTGCTACTTGACTTGTTAATTTTTAAGTGATATACTATTTACATGATTTTGCTAGATAATAATCAGATCGTTCTTGCCAGTATTTTTGTTGGTCTTAAGAATGATCCAAATGTTTCCGAAGATCTAATTCGGCATCAAGTACTAAATTCCTATCGTATGATTCGTCGTCTCTTTAATGAAGAGTATGGTGAACTTGTTATTTGTCAAGACTCCTCTAATTCTTGGAGAAAGCAGTTCTTTTCTCAATACAAGGCAAACCGCTCAAAGAGTCACGCCGAGTCAGAGTATAATTGGGATGAGATTTATAGAATTCTGAACATTGTTCGGGATGAGGTTCGTGACAATTTTCCATACAAGAATATGCGTGTAGAAAACTGCGAAGCAGATGATATCATCGCTGTTCTTGTAAAGAGTTATGCAAACCATGAGAAGATTGTTATTGTTTCAAACGACAAAGACTTTCAACAACTGCAAATTTATCCTGGCGTAAAGCAGTACAGCACAATGCGTAAGGAGTTTTTGGAATGTAAGTATCCACGAATGTTCCTTGCGGAACATATTATGCGTGGGGATTCTGGAGATGGAGTTCCTAATATTCTCTCAGATGATGATGTTTTCATTAATGATGAAAAGCGTCAAAATAGACTTACTTCAAAGAAAATGGATGAAATGCTAAGGGTTGTTCCAAACTTTACGGATGATAAACTTCTCCGAAACTGGGAACGAAACAGCACTCTGATCGATTTTGTCAACATTCCGGCAGAAATCGAAACTCGTATTTTGGATGAATATGCAAAACCTACCGTTGTATCAGATAGGTCAAAGGTTCTCCCCTATATGATCAATAATAAGCTAAAGAACCTTATTTCAGTTATTGAGGAGTTCTAATGTGAAACGAGATCACGGAAAAGATAGAGATGAAAGACCACTTCGTCGTAAGGATCGTGGTTCAATTGATAAGGAAAATACTTCCCGCAAGAGAAATGTAAAAAAGGATTTGCAGGATTATATTGACAACATAAATGCTGGCGAGTATGATGACGAGTTCGATGATGAATTCGAGGATGAATAAATGACAACTACAACAAATAAAATTAATCTTTCTAAGGAAACGCTTTCTGTTCTAAAGAACTTTGCAAGTCTGAACTCAAACATTCTTGTAAAGCCTGGTAATGTGATTCGCACAATTACTCCATCTAAGAATGGCATGGCCGAAGCCCTAGTACCAGAAACATTTAATACTGAATTTGGTATTTGGGATCTGAACAAGTTTCTTGGTGTGATTAGTTTGTTCAACAATCCAAATTTTGAGTTCCATGATAAGTATGTTATTATCTCTGGTGGTGGATCGCAAAAGGTAAAGTATTACTACTCTGAACCTAAGTTGCTGACTACTCCTACCAAGAATGTAAACATGCCAAACTCTGTAGTTTCTGCTACTCTTTCCGGTTCTGATTTTACTCAGATTCAGAAGGCATCAGCAGTAATGCAACTTCCAGATCTTTCATTTGTTAACAAGAATGGATCTATTGTTGCAGCAGTTACAGATCTAAAGGATCCTACCTCAAACAACTACGAAGTAGAAGTTGGTGACTATGATGGAAGTGCAGAATTTAAGTTCAACTTTCAAATTCAGAACATCAAGTTGCTCGCTGGTGACTATGATATTAACTTTGCAAAGAACACGGTTGCCGAGTTCAGTAATGTTAATACTGATCTAGTTTATTGGTTTGCAATGGAATCTGGTTCAACATATACTGAGTGATTATGCAACACAAAGAAAACGAGTTTCTGTGGGTGGAGAAGTATCGCCCACAGACAATTGAAGATTGTATTCTTCCCACAGAACTGAAGAAAACCTTCATGGACATGGTGAAGAGGGGAGAACCCCAAAATCTACTTCTGTCTGGTACTGCTGGTATCGGTAAGACAACCGTTGCCCAGGCACTTTGTAGAGATATTGGTGTGGATTCGATGATTATCAATTGTTCAGAAAATGGTAACATCGATACTCTCCGAACGGATATTCGACAGTTTGCGAGTACCATTTCTCTTTCGGATGCCAAGAAGACGGTTATTCTGGACGAATTTGATTACTCAAATGCTCAAAGCATTCAACCTGCACTCCGTGGTGCAATCGAAGAGTTTTCTAACAACTGTAGATTCATTATTACTTGTAACTACAAGAGTCGAATCATTGAACCGATTCACTCCCGTTGTACTTGTATTGAGTTTAAGATTCCACAGAAGGAAAAGCCTGCTATGGCACTTAAGATGCTTGGTAGGATCAACCAGATTCTGGAAAATGAGGGAGTAAAGGCCAAGGACTCTGCCGTACTGGCACAGCTAATTGCCAAGCATTTTCCTGACTTCAGACGGATTCTAAACGAACTCCAGAGATATTCAGTTTCCGGCATTATTGATGAGGGTATTCTTGCCAATCTTGCAGAAGTGGATATGAAGGCACTTGTTACCTCTATGCGTACCAAGGACTTTTCCGGGGTACGGAAGTGGGTTGTAATGAACCTAGATAACTCTCAGACGGAGATCTTCAGGAAGGTGTACGATAGCATGTATGACTTCCTAACCCCTCCTAGCATCCCTGAAGCGGTTCTGGTGCTTGCAGAGTACCAATACAAGTCTTCCTTCGTAGCAGATCAGGAAATCAATCTGGTAGCGTGTATGACCGAACTAATGATGCGTTGTGAGTTTAAGTGATGCCATCTCTGGGTGATTTTCTTAATTCTATTAATTACAACAAGAAGGATCTTATCAAGGAAGATCCTCTTGCGGAGAAGGACTATTTGCCGTTTGTAACGAATCGATGTCTATCTTACTTTCCAGACACCGTATTCTATGCAAATCAGATGAATTTGATGCCTCATCTTGAGAAAAAGATGCAATATGACTATTTACGCAACAAACTCTCCCGTAGGAGTCGGTTTAGTAAGTGGCACAAACAGGAAGAAAACAAGGAT